CCCAAAAGATAAAATAGTTCTACATAAATGTGATAATAGAAAATGTACCAATCCAACACATCTATATTTGGGTACTCATCAAGATAATTCAAACGATAAATATAATAGAAAAAGAGATAGACATGTTAAGGGCGAAAGTCATCGATGTGCTAAATTAAAGACGGAAAATGTTATACAAATTAGACAGTTACTAGCAGAAAATAAAGCTTTAAAGGAAATTGCAAGGATGTTTAATGTGAATTATAGCATAATATATTTTATAAAACATGGCAGAACTTGGAGGAGTGTATAATGGCGGATTCTACACTATTTTCTATTAGGCAAAAAATAAGAAGATTGACTCGATCACCTTCCCCTGCATTGGTACCTGATGCTCAGATAGATGAATATGTTAATACTTTTATTGCGTATGATTTTCCAGAGCATCTCAAGACATTTAAATTAACACAGACATTTAGTTTCTATACGTCAGCATATAAAGATAGTTATGCAACTAATGATGCAACCTCTGCTAATTTACTTAACTTCGAGAATATAAACTTAAACGTTAAAGAGCCACTCTATATTGGTGGTTATCTTGCACAATATACTCAATCTGAATCAGAGTTCTTTGCATGGTTCCCTAAGATAACAAGTAAAGTACAGTTTGCGCAGGGTAATGGTGTTACATTACTTTATGCGGGTATTATTACTGGAGCTCCATTCCTAACAGGAGAAGTAGTAATATCTTCTTTTGATCAATTTGGGCTTACGATTGCAGCACACGATGATGGTTTGGGTAACTTATTACAAAATGATACTAACGCAATTATAGGCGCAATTGACTATATTTCAGGTGCATTTAATATAAACTTTCCTATAGCTCCTGGAGTAGGACAACCAATATATACCCAAACAGTACCATATGAACCATCACGTCCAAGTATGATGATGTATTTCCAAAACATCTTCTATCTAAGGCCAGTACCAGATGATAGTTATAAAGTAGAGTTTGAAGTATATGTACGTCCTACGCAATTACTACAAGCTGGACAAAGTCCCCAACTAGAAGAATGGTGGCAATATATTTCTTATGGAGCAGCTAAGAAACTATTAGAAGATAGATCTGATTATGATACTGTTCAAAAGATTATGCCTGAATATCTAGAACAACAAGCATTATGCAATCGCCGGACATTAGTACAATACTCTGAACAAAGAGCAACCACTATATATACCCAACAAACTGAATATGGCAGTATTAATAATGGTTGGTGGTGGACTACTAGATAATATTATTAGAAATAAATACAAGGATATAATATGGCTTTTAATCCAAATATACCACAGCCAACTGATCTAATATCTAATTCTCAGAATGATATACTCCAGAACTTTCAGACTATTAATACCGCATTTAATGTTAACCATATTGCTATGAACCTTGGAGATCAAGGTAAGCATAAGTTCTTGCAGATGCCAGAACAAGCGGGTCCTCCGGTTACTGCAGTTGATGAAGGTGGTTTATTCGCAGCAGAAGGACAATATTCAACAATAACAGAATTATTCTGGCATCAAGAAAATAATGGATTAACATTGCCTATGACTGAAAGAAATAATGCAGCTATTGGGTGGTCTTTTTTGCCATCTGGTATGTTAATTAAATGGGGAATTGCAACGGCGATTGGTGTAACAACATATAATTTTCCTGATGATGGTGATGTACATATCCCTAGTTTTACCCAAGTTTATAGTGCGGTAATTACTACGATAAACAATACTCCTGATACAATGGTACAATTAATCGCTTTTACTACAGCCTCTATTTTTGTTAATTCGTTATCAATTTCAGCATTGCCAGCAGTAGTGGCAACCGATACTAATTTTACTTATTTTGTTATTGGGGTGTAATATGCCACGGTTTATGATAGCGCCATTTAATTCTGGACTTGAAAAGAATGTACGCCCATGGTTAATTCAAGAAGAAGCCTTCTCTGATCTAGAGAACGCATATCTCTATTATGGACGCGTTCGTAAACGTTATGGTGGATTACCATTAAACACAGCCGTTGCTGCGCGCTATGCTCAATTTCATACGCGTTTGGCTATTAATATAGGCACCACAGATGGATTCGGTGACTTTGGCCCTTTTGTGGTACCTGGTGACATATTTGCGATAGGACAAGCATTTTATATTGATGATGAAGCACATAATGATTCAGATATATTTCAGGTTATAGCAAATGGTAACCCAGCTCCGATGCTATCAAATAGTGCTGCAGTAGGGACCTATTCAACAACTAATGGTACGGTAACTATTACGGGTGCTTTGCGTTTATCAGAAGTATATTTCTATTCTGCTACACCTGTTATGGGATTTGCTTCAATAATAACTACCGCAATAATACGTGAAACAACCGTCGCATTTGATAGGCAATTTGCTTATGTATTTTCACCGACTGGTACCGGATATTGGGAACGATTAGGTACGGCAGTTTGGACGGGAACTGATCATGACTTCTTTTGGGGAGTAACTATAAACAATCTTGGACTGACTGAGAATATTCTGTATGTTACCAATTTTGTGGTTGCAGATGTTATTAAGTTTTTTACACCTTCAACAGGGTTATGGGCTAACTTTACCCCTATATTTGATAATGCCGGTAACTTTGTATATACCTGTAGAGCAATATTAGAGTTCAAAGGTCGTATGGTTCTCTTTAATACGGTAGAACGAGTTGGGGGTGCCCCAATGCCTTTCCCACAGCGTATTAGATGGTCCTGGGTTGGAACAGCACATGATGCTAATGCATGGATCCAAGGTGGAGCTGGATTTTTAGATATACCTACAGCTGAGCAAATTATTACCGTTGAAGCTATTAAAGATCGTTTATTTGTGTTCTGTGAAGAATCTACTTGGGAACTAGTTTATCTTGGCAATAATACACAACCATTTGATATACAGCGTATAAACTCAGAACTTGGCATAAAATCTACCTTTTCAATAGTACCTTTTGATAAAGCTGCAATGGGTATAGGTGTAGTGGGTATACATGCCTGTAATGGTATAAATGTTGAGCGTATAGACAATAAGATACCCCAACAGATATTTGATTTTGAGAATGATAATAACGGCCCCCAAAGAGTCTGGGGTATCAGAGATTATTTTAACGAGTTAGTATTATGGACCTATCCAAGTGCTGATCGAGATACTGTTTTCCCCGATAAATTACTTATTTATAACTATTCTACTAATAATTGGGCTGTATGGGATGATAGTATAACTGCATTAGGCAACATACAGATTGATATAACTCTTGGATTCCAATGGGAAGCATTAAATATTCAATGGAACCAAATAGATGCTCAATGGGATGAAGATATATTTGCTGGTCTATTTAAGTTTGTCGTTGCTGGTAATCAAGAAGGATATACATTCTTAATGCATCCTGATGTTACTTCTAATAGTGTGAGTTTGCAGATAACCAATATAAACTTTGCTAACCCCTTATTGCCAATATTGCAAGTTATTAATCATAATCTTATTGTTGGTGATTTTGTACGAGTTCAATTTGCTACAGGTGCTAATATACCTGATCTTGCAGATATGATATTTGAAGTTGAAACCGTTGTTGATGCTAATAATATAGTTATTACACGTTTGGAGAATCCTGGTATGCCAACCTATACCGGTGGTGGAACTTTATCATTGGTATCTCGTATAAATATTAATACCAAGCAATATAACTTCTTTGATAAAGAAGGTCGTAACTTTTATATAAACAAAGTTGATTTTAATATTGATAAAACCGGTGGTGGACAAGTATTCATAGAATATTATACCTCTACCAGTAATTTTGGACTTCAACAAGAAGCTAATGATTCAGGTGCAGCAATATCCAATGGTATATTAGAAATGACACCCTATGCATTAGTCCCTTTAGAACAACAACAATTGCAATTATGGCATAGTATGTATATCCAAGCTGATGGAAACTTTATACAGCTAAATATATCATTAACTGATGCGCAAATGTTAGATAGAACTATAGCACTTAGTAACTTTACCCTTAATGCTATGATGTTTTATGCTGAACCAAGTAGTGATTATTTCATCTAAGCATGGAAGTATTCAAGTATAATATTGGTATCTGTAT